AGTTCTTTGATAAACTTCTCTGTCAGAGCTGCCTTTGCATTATCGATAATCATATCAATACACCGGAAGTGATTTGCTGTTTCAATCACATCGTCCACATTCAGCACACTTTTTTCTATACCGATGGTGTTGGTTTCAAAGATATATCTGGTCTGATCGTGGGTCAGGCGGCTGCCTTCAATATGATTGGAGTTATATGTTAAGTCAATCTGTGTCTTATGGTAAATACCACCGGAATACGTACTTGCCTTCTGCTCTTGTAGAATATCCAGCAATATAATTGGCTGCTCTTTCTTTTTATTGGAACGCTCCGGTTTCTCTGCATTCTCAGGAATGTTCCAGGTCTTGCCGGTAAGAAATGCACCGTTTACGCGTCCATGAGCACAGTAATTTCTAACACTGCGCTCGGACACATCCCACTTTTTCGCTATTTCAGTAACTGAAAGATATCGCATCTATGATCCTCCACCATAAAATCTATCCAAAAAACTACGTTAATCTATTACATAGTATATCACATCATCGGCAAAAATGCCAACACATTCCAAGATCGATTTCTGTTCTTTTTGCCGACATAGGAAATGGCGCTTCCGGATATAGAAAGCCGGACTCCATCGAAAATGAAGGGGTAATCAAAGTTTTTGAGGGGCTGGCTTTTTGAGGGTTTAGATTGAGGGGCAAACTTGAGGGGCTGGCTCTTGTCTGCCTCTGTAGAAATAAAAATAGGATTAATCAGTTCTTGAGGTTCTTAACGAATTTAGGGTCAAAAGAAAGGCACCCTATATGGATGCCTTAGAAACATATTTGATTTGGGTTATTGAAATCACACAAAACTCATATACTGAACAGCTAAAAATACTACTTCAATTATTCCGACAATCACTCCGAACCATGCCCCTATATGCCGATACTCTTCTTTCTTTGTTCCAAGATCTACCAGTCCAACAATTGCTCCCGCAAGAGCCAATGGAAATGATATAAGGATTGGCATTGGTAATATGAATGCAACGCCTGTCAATATACAAGAAATTACACTTAATGTAGAATCCTTTTTCTTCTCTTTCCTACTCATAACATATTCCCCTGAATTATGATACATTCACTATAACACAAATAATGAAAATATTAAATAATCGATTTCTGCTATCACATTTCGCACATAAACCAAAATTTAAGGCACTGTCTATACTCGGCAAAATATTGTTGTCTCCTAAAAAATTCTACACACTTATGATTGAGAAGATATTATAAATCATTCACTTTGACATTTCTTATTTCTGAGTTTTCGCAAGTACAATTTTTCGATCAAAATCAACTGTACAATAATACTTCTGTATTTCCTCAAGTTTTTTACAATTAAAGTGCTCAGATAATTTTCGTTCTCGATAAAGAATATAATTCTCTTTTGTTAAACAAAATTCTTGTTGTATTCTTCGAGATTTTTCTAATTTTTCCGGGAAGCTATCATTTTCATTTTCTTTATATTCTTTATTAAACCATTCGTTTAATTCGAGAGCATTATTATACAGACAATTTGCACAATAAAGTACTTTTTGATATTCGGGACTATTAACATCATTTTCAAGTAAAAGACTTCTTAATAAAGACGTAAAACTATCCTGAATCTTAACATGTTGCTCAATACCATTCTCTGATATATTAATTACTTGGTGCCGTAATGTTGCACTTTGTTCAAATTCATCTAAGGCTTTTTTTATTTCAAATAATCTATTCTTTTCTGTATCCAATATGGATAAAATCATATTGATTTCATTAGCTTTTTGGGCCATCTTTGCCGATTTAAAATTAGAAAAACATATTGCTATTGTAGCTATAACGTATATAGTTGTTATTATTACCATTACCCACTCTGCCTTCATTCTTCAACCTCCTAAAATATTTGTTATTTCAAATTGGCGCATACTTCATGCAATTCATCGGTCCAAATTTCACACTAAGATATTTTCAATTTATTCCTAATAAAATATATCAAAAGATAACGATATTTTCAATCAAAAACGATCAAAATCTTCCTGAGTGGCAAGTTCTGCATACTTGTAATCATCATTTCTGCTTTCTGCATACATGTCATTAATCAGACCGATGGACAGAAGCTCCAGATCAACCATGGACAAGCCTAACTGGATACATCGAAGTAGGAACAGAGGTGTTGTCATTTCACGCTCTGTTGGGCGAAGTTTTTTTTAGCCTCCACATCCGTTTTCACATTCAGTCCCCACAGCTCAATCAACTGTGGCAGAATCTGATAGATGGAAAATGTATTGAACTGATCCAGCCACTCTTCCGGTGTGTCCGGGATAGTCGGATCAGCATGTTTTGCCATGATGAATGCAATATTCTCAAACATCTCCAAAGAGAACATATCCAAATTGGATGCTTTCGCATCCCCATCACCGATGCTCTTTTCTAACACAGACAGGTCTTTATAGATGTCTCTCTGGAATTTCAGTCTGTAAATTCTTGGAATGGCTGCACTCGCCTTGAATGCAACCATCTTACCGTCAATTTCAATATCCTTTCTGATTCCCATATCGCCCTCCTACTTGCTCACTGCTTTTGTTGTTTTCACAGACTGTGGTTCTGATTCTGAAGCGGCAGTCGGTTCATAGACTTTGTTGTACCAAGCCTTATAAACTGCTTCTGTAGTTGCATCTCCGGTCTTTGCCTTGACATAGCCATTTGCCATTGGTCTGGCTTTAATGGTCAGCGTCTCTGTCTGTACTTCCTTATCCCCCTCATTGGTTTTGGACTCAATGGTCGGACGGGATGCAGAACAGTTGTAAAGTACATGACGAATTTTACGGATATCTCCATCAAACTCAAAGAGCAGAGCAAAGCTGCCTGTTTCGGAATTGGCATTCTCCACCAGTACCTGATTGGCATCCGCTTCCTCTTTCAGGATATCAGTACGGAATATCTCCGGAATCATGGCAAGTTCCAGATTACCATCATATCCTTGGTTGTTGTTGATCACATAATATTCAATGCCATCTGCGTAGAAAGACTCCGGTTCTCCTGTCGGGTCCATGCTGATGGATACCGCACCAGGCATAGCCACGGAGTAGCAAATGTCACTTCGCCTTCCTCTGTAACTGTGATCTTGGCATAATGCACGTTACAGATATTAAATTTTACTTTGTTTTTCTTATTGGCCATCCTCTAAACCTCCATCTCGTAAAGGACCTCGTACAGCTTCTCACTGTCGATCCATAACTCAGATTTCGCATAAAAAATGGAGGCTGCGTCCAAGGCATCCTCCACTTTCTGTTCTGCATTCAAGTCCTTCTTATCTGTATATAACTCAATATTCACTCTGCTGATCTTGTGGTACACTTTCCCATCAGCAGCAAAATTATCACTTCCCGGAAGCAGGTAGCAGATGAACGGTGGGTCCACCGCTTCCCCCTCTGCAAAATGGTCATACGCAAAAGGGATTCCTGCTGCCTGCAGCACTGCAAGAATTTTATCCATTGCGCAGACTCCTCTCGATTTCCTTCTCCAACTGCTTCACTCCAAGTTCCTCTGCCGGAGCAATGTGTGGCTGTGCTTTCGTCCTGCCGCCTCCCCATTTGGCATGACCATGCTCTAACAGATGGGCAAGCTGTTATTTTGTCGGGGAACACACCGTAACCTCCAGTGAATTGGACGTTTCTTTTGTTGTTTTCGCCCTCCAGCTTTTGCGGTATTTCCCTGTATCTGCCGGAGCATTGGCTTCAATCTCTTTTCGAACAGCTCTTCCGGCTGACTTTACAGCTTTTTTCATATCATCTGTTGCAAGGTCCGCATACTCCGTCAGTCCTTTCATCACAGCTTCTGCAAGCTGATTTATCCTCACGTTATCGCTCACTGCTATCTCCTTACCTTCCGGCAGCTATATTTCAGACATTTCTTTTTGTAGTTCTTATGATCTACACCCAAAATGTCATAAATCTCCCCCTGAAATAAAATCCTGAATCCTGTTGAATTTATCCCTGCTGCCTTTTTACAGTAGCGGATGGTAAAGTCTACTTTTCCGTCCTCCACTGTCTGTCCGGCTGTATTCTGCTCTGATCCGTTCTCCCCTCTCACAGTCGCATGGCAGGTGTAGTAATCTTTCCATGTATTTGTCCGGTTACCAATCTCGTCTAACTCCACCAATGCCTCCTGAAAGGTAATCTTCACATTAAAAAGTGAAACCTCCATCTTAGAACCCCGGCTTTCTCTCCCCAAAAAGTAAAGCCCGAAGAGTCAGTGTAAGTGCATGGTGGTCTGCTTCTTCCCTGTGTTCATACTGGTAGCCACTGCATATTGCACAGCGATCTTGGCATTCGGGCTCTGTTCAAACTCCTGCTGATCTTCCATCCGGACGATGTCCATACACAGCCTTTCCGATGCTTTCAGAAGATCAGTAAGCAGGCCATCGTCCTCTTCATGGTCTACCCGGAGATAATTTTTCATTTCTTCAAGTGTCAGAAACACTGCGATCACCCCCAAAAGAAAATCAGACCTGTGCATTTTCACACACAAGTCTGACTCTTCTTAAAATAAACTCAATTGATATTCCACAGTGAAAGTAGAACTCTGATACACCCCTGCAATCTGTTTTCCCTGAAATCTGTCTGCTGCATACACCATAGCCTGACAGATCATGGGATATCTTTCATGCTAACACGGTCCGCATATTTTCTCTACATCCAGAAGATGCTTCACCTCGGATGCCCTTATGACAGTTGTCTTTTCTCCATTTTTCTTCCGCTGTTTCAATATCTTAATTATTCTTCTCCCAGTTTTTCATACTTGTACACCATGAAAAAACCTCCTCTCCATACCTTTATTATACAGTTTTTTCCTTGTTTGCCTAGAGTAAACAGGGTTTAGTTTTTTAGGCATAGGAGGAAGGTTTAGGAATCATGGCTTATGATAAAGGAGAACGTTCAGATCACTCCGCACCTTTCAGCTTTATGATCTGAACAGCTTCCGGCAGGATCAGTTTTCCGTCTACACGTTCCTTTGCTACATAACCGATCATACCATTTCCGACAAACAGCTCATTCAACTGTTTGAAAGATCTGGAACCACGATCACCGATATTATAGTATTTGTAGTCACCAAAGGAAATGGCATCCTTCGGAGCATACGCAGAAGTATGTACTTCATAACCAAGCACATGATCCGGCTCCCCCTGCCTGATAAGATGGCTGCCAAATGTAGGCACCATTGTTGTCTTTCAGTTTTCTGAGCTGTGCCAGTGTTCCATCATTCATGATGAAGGAAGCACCTTTACGATACGGACGCTTCAGGCCATAGACCAGATCAAGCATATCGTCAGACTTGATGCCTGCAGACAGCGTATTCAGAAGATGTCCACCATGAGTGGCATCGAAGATACCTGTCGGTTTTCCTGTACCATTTCCATTCAGGAATGCATCTTCTTCTGCCTTTGCCATTAGCCTCGCCTCCTCAGCTCTGGATGGTGCAGCAGATATTCTCAAATGCAACACGAAGAATCAGCTTGCGTTCTCCGTAGTATGCCAAGAAATCCACTCCACCCGTATTTTTCAATAAATCATAGAATTTTCTTCGGTTCAGAACGAAATAGTCGATTGCCTCAAAAGGATTCAAAATATCCTTTTCTGCTAAACTTGGTCTTGCCATAAAATCACATTCCTTTCTGCCAAAAGTGGCTGTTTTCAAGGGTTTTCGGGGTCATCCTATGTTCGCTCTTATGCCCTGTTTCAAGCGGACTCTAACATTACTATTAGTTTTAATAATTAGAATTATTTTATCAATTTATAAATTTTTTCCAAGTTCATATGCCTTCTTCATTATATCCACATGATCCTCGGCTGTATTTGCTGCATCAATTCCACCGCCACCGACCATGCCTTTTAAGGAAGCTTTACCATAATTAACCAACTCCGTTTTCTTCAAAAAATTTCTGGATTTTATCAAATGGGATTACATCCAGGTTATCGTAAAGATCTGTATGAACAGCCCCTGGAATTGTTAGCAGCTCTTTATTGGATGTGTACTTGCTGTCCTTAATCATATTTTCATAAG